ATGCTTATTCAGGAAGCGACCTTCTTGCCCCTTATGAGAACTGGTCCGGTAATCAAGACCACAGTCATCACGCCGTGCATCAGTTGAACGGCGGGTATCTTCAATGAAGCGTTCACGCAAGCTATTCATCTTTAACCTCGGTTTAATTATGCAGTTAACGCTGCGATCGTTTGGGGATTACTTCTTGGTCTTGAGGAATGCCTGCAATTCAATGCGAGACTTGAGTAGAGCTTTTGTAACGGTGTCAACCGCCTTCCACCAGATGTTAGCATGGTCTTCGGTCATGGGGGTGTTACGGATGGTTACACACGGATACTGGTGTTCACGACCTTCAGTATCGTTGGTCAATACGAGATCATGTTCGATCTCAATACCCGAGTCCCAACCGTACATTTGGATTAGTTTAGCACTAACCTGTTGGAAGATATCCATCATGATGGAAGCTGCTTCACGGTTACGTGGCGCAAACATGATGTAACCGGTGTAGGCGTTAAACGGTTCGTCATGGCCTTCACAGCTCCAGACGGATACACCCAGATCTGCATTACGAATGTGAGCGCAGATATCACGAACACGGTCTTCGATGTTCTCTACTTTGTCACATTTGTCATAACGCTCAACGTACGACTTGTACAGTTTACGATAGAGCGGGGTATTGTAACGAATCAACATGTGTAAATCCTTTAAAGGAAAGTGAAACCAAGGCACGCTAAGGCCATGATCAAATCAACCACTGCAATTACAGCTACCCACTTGCGGTCGGTGGGATTTACTCTAGTTTTACGACGCATGAATCAATCCTTATTTTTTACGATAGACGTACCAACGATCATGGATAGACAGGTACTTAATGTGGTGTTCATTAAGCTCGTCACAAAATGCTTCGAACTTTTCGAAGTGCGTTTCGAGATATTCGTGATACTTGTCATCACCCGTGCAACCGTAATTACCCTCACCATTGTAGATGAGGTACTGACCGGGAACCATCTTACGAACAACCCGATACGCAAGGTTCTCGTTATAGTTAGGCCAAGTCATGACCACCACATCGGCAGCCTTGTAGTTGAGGTTAAAGCAACCCGACTTAGTAAAGCCGTAGTTCGGACGAGTGGATTCTTTCCAGTGAGACCGGCAACCGTCATAAGCACGATACTGCTTACGGGTCAATCCACCAGCACGACGCAGGTGTTCAGCAATGTAGCCAGTACCAGCGAATGGTTCGATGATCAGATCGAAGTTGCTCAACCATTTACCCAGTCGAGTTGCAACCTCTTCAGTTAAGATACACCATGCCATCCTCTTAACGTTCTCCCGGCGATCATACCACCAGTCGTTCTTCCAGTTGTTGGTTAAGATCTTCCACTCAGCTTTAGATTTCAAATCCGGTAAGTTGTTCGAGTGTCGCATAACGATTTCCTATCGGGTATTTAATGTGAGATTCACTAAAGTAATATAGGCTTTAAAGGGCTTCTATTACCAACCCTATGAACACATTACCTTTTATTAGAGGCTCGTCATTATGGATATGTTGTTATTCGCTTCGGACTGGGATCGCTTCCATACCGCTCGCGCTGACCTTAATACCACTAATACGACCTTCCTTAAGTTGGCTCACTTGTATCGCGATGAACTGAAAGTTAAGAACTGGAAGTTTCCCCTCGCACTAATGCAACCAGAGCTATCGGGTGTAGATCCTTATGATGAGGGTCTCGATATTACGACAAAAGCCAAGATCGCCTTTGAATGTAAGTTTAACCCGTGGTACTACTTTAGGGAAGTCGCTCGTATTCCGCAAGTGGGTGCTGTACCTTCAAAGTTCCTGGCTAACCGTGGTAACATCGCGTTGTACTGGAGTTTCTTTAACCACATTAACTTTGGATTGCTCCAACCTCGTCAAACCGGTAAGTCTGTATCAACGGACGTACTGATGGTTGGCCTGATGTTTATCTGGGGTTACAAGACCACCATCAACCTCATCACGAAAGATGCTAAGCTCCGTGACTCGAACATCGAACGTCTTAAAGAGATGCGAGAACTGTTACCCGATTACATCGACATGGTTGATCGTAACGACGCTGACAACTCTGAACTCCTGACCTGCGTACGTTTGAAGAACCGTTACAAAACGGCTGTAGCCCGTAACGATAAAATCGCTGCGGATAAACTCGGTCGTGGTCTGACTGTACCTATCATGCAGTTCGACGAATTTGCATACATTAGCTTGATCGAGATCTCCCTGCCGGTAGCACTAGCTGCGGGATCTGCTGCACGTGATAACGCCCGTCGTGAGAAACAGTTCTTCGGGAACATCTTCACTACAACTGCGGGTAACGTAACCACACGAGATGGTAAGTTTGCACACGGGTTCATGACTGGTGGTGCTATCTGGAGTGAGACTTACTTCGACCTTCCAACGCAAGCCGCTGTAGAGCTTATGGTTGAGAAAGGAACAACCGGTAAGACACCATTGATCTACGGTGCGTTTAACCATCGACAACTAGGTCGTGATGATCTATGGCTGTATCGTACGCTACGGGAATCTAGTTCCTTTGGTGAGATTGCTGACCGTGACTTCTTTAACATCTGGACCGTGGGTGGTGAGGGTTCTCCTCTGACTCAGGAACACAAGAAGATTCTTAAAGAGGCAATGCGGGAACCTTTGCACTACGAGCAAAACGATGATGGTTATATGCTGCGCTGGTACATCCCTAAAGAACAGATTGAGTCGCGTATGGCTAACTGTAAAGTAGTGATGGGTTGTGACCCTAGTGAACTCCTCGGCGAAGATAACGACGCCACCGGTCTGGTAGGTTTCGATACTGAAACACACGAGATCTTGTTTGCTGGTCGTTACAATGAAACTAACGTTAGTATGTTGGCCACGTATATCGCTGAGTTGCTGATTCGTTATCCGGGTATCACTTGGATTCCAGAACGTAAGTCTACTGGTATCAGTTTGATCGACATCGTAATCCTGATCCTGCACTCTAAGGGGATTGATCCATTCAAACGTATCTTTAACCGTGTGGTTGACGAAGCGCAATTGATGGAATCGGAATACGAGTGCATTCGGACGACTCCGGTTACTCAACGTACGCCTCAGTTCTACGATCGCTTTAAACGTCACTTCGGGTTCAACACAGCTGGTTCTGGTCGTTACTCACGTAATGCCCTGTATAAAGACTCGCTGGGCTCCTCGGTTGATCTGGGTGGCCGTACGATGAACGATAAGCAACTGATCACAGAGATGCTGGCACTGACTATCAAGAACGGTCGTATTGACCACAACAACGACGCACACGATGACATGTGTGTATCGATGCTGCTTGGCCACTGGATGTGTATCCGTGGTGAGAACTTGGAATACTACGGTATTAACCCTAAGACCATTTTCTCTCGTGCTACTACACGCGATGTTGAACAAACCAGTGTTGAACTGTACCGTGACGCACAGTCTAAGAAGTATAAAGATGAGTTTGACAAACTTCTGGAACAGCTTAAAGGCGAGTCCAACAAAATGTTGGTTGCTAAACTGGAAATGCGCTTACGTGCTATTTCTCGTTGGATTGATGTCGGCGAATCTGGCGGTGTGGGTATTGACGCCATGATTAAACAAGTACACGACGATCGTGTTCGTAAGATGCGCACTAACCGTTATGGTGATGTAGAGCGCGCACAACGTGAACGCTTCCGTGGTACTCACGCTAACTTCTAAAAAAGAAACAGCATAAAGCCCCTACCAATCGGTAGGGGCAATATGTCGTCTAGCGCTTACGACGCAGATGGAAGTATTCGTACAGCTCTTTACCGTCATCGTCGTAACAGGTATGACGATTCTCAACAACCCAGTCTTGATCAGGGTTATGTTGCGACCAAGCAAAGTGGTGTTCAAACAATACGTTGGTTGGGTTCTCCACCAACTCGGCTAACATCAGGTTCATCTCGGTCAAGTGGACTTCATCAACGATCTTAACAACCTCGTTGTAGATGGTAGCCCCACCGATAAAGATCAGTTCAGATACATCCAAATTACCGGCTACCTTAATAGCCTCGTCAATACTACCTACGATGATAACGTCTTCATTGGCATCGGTGACGTTCTTAGGATCACTGGTGATGACGATGTTTAGGCGGTTAGGTAAGGGCTTCTTAGGGAGCGAGTCCCAAGTCTTACGACCCATAGCGATAGCCTTACCCGGACCAGACGTAATATCTTTGAAGTTCTTCATGTCGGGTGGACAGTTCCAAGGGATATCATTGCCTTGACCAATCACATCATCCAGCGACCGTGCTACGATCATACTAAGCTTCATTGTGAGGTATCTCCAGTGTCTTCAGGGTGATACCTTCTGGACCGAACGTATAGACGTAGGACATGTCGAATGTACCAGCGGCTACCTTCAGTTGCTCAGCTTGGGTAGAGATCACTCGGCTCAGGCTAAACTGTTGGATGAAGTCAAAATCACCCAGTGCAAAGCTGAACTCTTTATCAACATGACCTACTTGGGTCAGACGACCATCAAATCGAACGGTCTTGATGTTGTGCATAACCGTGATCGAGTATTCTGGTACCAGCCAACCAGCTGTGCCCATCTCCAACAGGTCTTGGATGTCATAGGTGGTGATCACATACTGGAGTGGGGTAATACCCGCTACGTCACGAGACAGATCCAGAATGTTAATCAAACCATCCAGTTGGGCAAAAGACAGTTCATGTACAACACCGTCTTCGGTGAGTAGTTTGAAACCACGGCGCAGCATGGTGGTATTAGGATCATCGGTCACGACCAAGCAGTCACGAGCGATCTCATTGAGGACGTTGTTATCATCGATAGCGGGTTTGGCAATCAGAGTCATTCGGTTGGTTCCTTGTATGGTCCATAGAAAAAGTCGAAGAGTTGTTGCTTATACACAGTATATCCTCTCGTCAGTCCATTTTGCTCAGACCGATGAGTGACGATGTAATCACCTGGGCATACTGAGTTATTGGTATCTTCAGCAGGGATATAAACAATGGGATTGATGATACCATGTAGCCCCATGGGTGCACCACATAGGTAACAGGGTACACGATGATCAGCACCCTTCCGATAAGTTGGATGTCTTTGGATTACTCTTCCTGTGTTAATACGGTTGATTGTACGGTCTTCTGGGTGGTCACCATTACGATGCCACTGATGTGCTTCTAGCACTGGGGTTAAAGCAGAATAAAGAGCCATTAGAGGATACTCCGAAAATACCATTACATAGACTAGGTGCTACCCAGTAAAAATAAACGAGTAACCCCTACCC